TTACTTTACTTACCTTTACTCTATTTGACGTTTCTTTACATACAAATTCATTTACCTTATTGTAAATAAACTCTGCAAACTTTTCAGCACCTACATCATCAATCTTTCTTAACTGAATAATTTTAGTTTCTTCTAATATATTATACATATACATTTTAGGGTCATCATTGGCTACTATCATAGTATGGTCAAACATATAATCAAACCATTCTTTAGGACTTTTGCCATCAATAGTTCCTTTGGCTCTTTTCATTCCTCCGAAATCCCATACCCAATTCCTATCGTCTAACTCTCCCTCAAATTCTATAAGAAAAGAAAGTGCGTATCCGTGCAAGTAATAACAATGTGTATCTATTGCGTGGTGTTGTCTGAACACACAAGAATAACCATCAAATAACTTACTACTCTTAAACATTTTCCTGCTTCTTTATAAGTTCTAATTCAAATTCCAAATGGTCTATTGCTTTCTGTATGTCTTGTGCCTTTGGATTGTTAGCTTTCTTACCTGCTCTTAACAAGTAGGTAACTGCCGTTCCCACATTATAAGTTAAAAGAAAGTCATCTATAACCTCGTTGGCTTTGATGCCCTTAAAGATACCTTTGTAATAGTTAGGAGTATCTTTTTCTTCTAATCCATTTCTAGTATAATCGTAGTAGTATTTACTTTGCATCTTTTTTCTTCTTTTTAGGTTTATCCATTTCCTTTTTAAAGTATTGAAACATAGTACCTAAACAACTAGAGCAATTTGTACCATACTTGTAATTCGTTCTATGAATTTCATTATACAATTTTATCATTCTAGTTTTGAAATGATGCGATTGAGCAACACCTGTTTTGATACCCTCCCAAATTTCTTTAAATTCTGTTTTTTGTTCTTTATTCATTTTACCATTTTTTAATTGGACATTCTTCTGTTTTCCAAGCTGCCTTTGTTTCCACAGGGCAACCACATTTGTTACATTCTTTATCTTTATGGTCTAACCATTCACAACGACTGCAAGTATGCACTCTATCATAATAGGTTTGACTATCTACATTCTCGAAACCTCCTAACACTCTTTTACTAACTGCTTTCAGGTAGTTATAAGATTTAAGCATTGCACTAGCTTTCTTTGTCATCTGTCTTTTTTAATTTTAGTATACCAAAAGGTTTAGCATCTTTAGAATAAATTATATCTACATCTTCAAACTCTATTGTATTCAAATCTATTAGATATTCTAATTCATTATCTTTATTGTAAAATTCTATCACTGGAATATTGTAATCACAGTAATCTATCAATTCAGCTAGTTTCATTAATTGTTTTTCTAATTTTATTTTTGACATTCTTAATTGTATAGAATATACTTCTACGGCTGATGCCTGTTTTTTCTGCTAAAGTTGTGTAGGTATATTTACTTCCATTGTTATCTCCAAAGTAATAAAGTTTGAAAAGTTCTCTATCATACCAATAAAAATTATCTAATTCATTCATAATCAAATGGATAGATTTTTCATTTGTATTATCATTAGTAAATATAAAAGTATCTAAATTAGTGTCTTGGTCGTCTATATGTTGTTGATTGTATTTTTTAATCTTATAGTAATACCTACTAGTTTTAGAATGATACATCAAACTCATTATCCTTGCACCAAAAAAAAAGAGTTCACCTTTTTGTCTGATGGACTCTAAATCTTCTTTAGGATATTGATACATTGCTACAAAGCATTCGTGAAGCAAGTCTTCTGCATAACTTGTTTTACAGATATTCTGTGCTATGTTTAATAGCTTATCGTACTCTCCTTGTGTCAAATTCATGCACAAGAATATAAAATAAACAAATAATTTGAAAACTATTTATTGTAAACTTATGAACATCAGCCTGTTAGCACTTTTACTCTCTCCTTATAGTCTTTTATCATTACCTCTATATCAAACCTACTAAACTTAACTGTAAGTCCTGACAAGTGTTGCATCTTGTTTGCTACTTTAGAGCCAAGTGCCTGACTAAATTTAAACTGCTCTCCTTGTGAAAACATATTACATTTAACGCATTGAGGTTTAACATTACTTTCGTGCCATCTGGTAGCAGTATGTCGCCTAGACATAAAGTGCCCTGCGTGGACTTCTTTCCAATGTTTCCTGCTACCACAGGTAAAGCAAGTACACATACCATACTCATCTGAATTTGATATGCGTACCCACAAACTAAACCATTTGTCTAGTTCCTTTCTTAATTTAGCTACTGATTTTTCTTTTGCCATTCATCAAATTCTTTTTGTCGTTTTTCTAATCTATAATCAAAATACATATCCAATAAAATATAAGATGCCATCATCAATAGTATTACTGCGTATAAGTATTTCATTTTACTAATGTGTATTTTGCAAAAGATACCTTTTCTCCAAATCTATTTCTGCTTTTTACTATATCAGTTTTTATATCATATCCCTCATCTTTAAGGTCATAAATAACTGCTGCTAATCTCATTATGGAGTATTCTTTTAACGCATCTAACGGATTAATACTTCCAATTGATTTCAAGTGTCTTAACACTTTTTGTTTCTGATTTAATTTCATATCTACTTTTTTTTATTTGATTACATTGTTTAGCCAAGATTTTAACTTACCTACTGCGTGGTTCATCCAAGTTGCATTAAAGGTTTGTATTAAATCTAAAGTTGGTATCTCAACAATAACAGTTTTGCTAACGTGAGTTCTACCTAATTCATCTACAATTATTGGTACTTCTAATTGCATATGTGTTGTGTTGCCATCAACTGCTATACTTGAAATTTCTTTTACCGAACAATAGATATGTTTGGCATCTTCACTTTTTTTACTTAATCTAGTCATTTTAATAATTTTGCTTGGTTAATAGTTAAACTTATTTGCTTTTGAGACCTTTGGTATCTATCCCACATTGTTAATTGATTTGTCTGTCTTAATAATGCTTCTGATGTCTTATGTTTTTTAAGCCACACACTCCATTGTCTGACATTCAAGAAACAACTACTACCATCAGTACCATCTCTAACTCCTGATTCAAATACATAACTAACTTCTTCCATAGTCATACCTCCGTAGTAATGGATAAGGTCGTTGTATAAGAGCCTAGAGTTCAATTTTATTTGCTTATCATCAGGCTTCTGTCCTAATTCAATATAAGTTTTAGTCATTAGATTATAGACATCTAATTTCAAAGAACTAATATCATTCCTTTTTATTCTAGAAAATATCTTTTCCGTTTGCATATTCCTGTATTGTCTTATTATAATCTGTTAATACTGTTTCTACACTAGACTTCTTTTTATCATTGAAACCATTTTTCATCCACCTCTGCATTCTCCTTTTGACATCAAAGGTACTTTGCTTTTCAAACTTCATTTTTTTACCTGTAGGACTTTTTTCTGTCCAATAGTCTATAAAGTTATCTAATTCAGTAAAACCTAATTCAGAAGCTATACTTTCCCATTCTAATAAATAATAAGTATTTTCTTTTTTAAGTATCTTATTATCATTAGTACTTACTAGTACCTGATTTTCTAAATTAAGGTTTTCCATACTAAGGTTTTCCATATTAAGGTTTTCTAATATAGGTGTTTCACTTACAATATAATGTACTCCTTGCAACTTACCCTTAATCCTTTGTCGTTCCCTTTTAACATATCCATTATCCTCTAATTCCTTTATGGCAGAATAAATAGCAGTTATGCCGTCCTTATGCCTAGTAGCCAATTCCGTAGCATAGACACTCCAATCATTAGGTAATGATAATAGATAAGCCAAGAGTCCTTTTCCTTTAAGAGACAGGCTCTTATCACGTAAGAACACATTACTAATGACTGTATAGTTCTCATTCTTCTTAACTGTTATTTTCTCCATTACTCATTGCGTTAAATTCATTATTCAATAACTCCTTTTTTCTATTCAAACTTGCTATCTTTTCATCTATATCATTCAACTCTGATAAAACACCTAAAGGATTATCTTCGTATACATAATCTAAAGACTTCCAATATTCCTCTTTAACTTTGTTATACAATTTATTGTATTGAGGATAAACTCTAGCATCTGACATATATCTTTCGTGTTCCTTTTCATAGAAGTATAAAGATGTTCTATGCCTATCTATATGTTTTGATAAACTTGCATATCCTATTTCTATATCCACTAGCATAAAGGAACAAAATACTTGCCTTGCTCTACAATAGTCAGGAGTTCTTCTTCTGCTATCTATTGCACCCATTGGTAAATCAGCTTCTTTTTCTACCAAGTACTTTAATGTTCTAACTTTACTATTATAGTCCATATTCTTCTTCTATTTCTTCAATTATTAAATTAATATCTTCTTGGTCTAAATTTCTATTCCATCTTTCATTAAGAGTAGAACTAGAATACAATACCACTTCTCCATATATGTATGCTAACATATTTGCTACATTTTCAGGACTACTAATATCGGTATAGGTTTCTCCAAAATGGTCTTTTTCATATTCCTGTATCTCTCCTATTGCATCAAATACTGACATATGACTTTCAATCCATTTTTTAGCTTTGTAATATCCTATAATAAAATAATCTTCATTCCATAAATAATGGTGTAAATCACTAGCATCATTATCTAATCCTATTCCATCTTGTAGTTTGCTTACTGTTTCTTCGGCAATTTCTACTAATATATTTCTATTCATAATTTCCTATTTTAATTTGTTATCATCTTGTTTTAATACCTCATACATATCAGGGTCTAATTCTTTTATTTGCTTATAAATCTTTCTAGCTTCTGCTTTTGCTTTCTCGGTTACACTCTTAGGTATATCCGTTCCAGTCGCTTCATTTATTATCAAATGAGCCTTATGTAATAATTTGTCTACTTCGTTCATAATATTAATAGTCTTCGTTATCTAGTTCAGAGTAATGGTCTTTCATTTTCTCATCATATTCGTATTGCTCTATCAAATCATAATCCCAACTTGTATCTCCACATTCAGAACAATAATAAATCTTGTCATCGTGTGCTAAACTTTCTTTTACTTCTTCTTCGCTACCACAACAAGAGGTAACCAAGTCGCTATCCCTCCCCTCGTCGAAAGGATTGGATAGCTTATATTGGTCATAGTTCATATTAAAAAGGTAAACCATTATGTTCTTCTTCTTGAACTACTTCTTGTCCTACTTTTTGCATCTTCCATACATCAGCACTAGTATAATAGTTGCCTTTGTATTCTCGACTACTTAAATTGAACAATACCTCAATGTCATCTCCTACATTGAAGCCGATTAACATATCAACCTTTTCTTGTCCGAAAAGATTAAAACATATTTCAGGATTAAATTTAGCACCATTGTCTAATACAAAGGATTGCTTTACCCATTCCTTACCTGCTTTTGAAACACCTTTTTGTGCATCTAATACTTTGGCTAACTTGCCTTTCATTTCTAAATTCATAATAATTAATTTGATTGGTTACTTTTTAAAACTTTCTGATTCATCTTCTGCAAATACTCCAAGAGCATAAAGTCCTGCCAACTTAAGTACGGCTCTACTCATTGCTCTTTTCTCTGCCATTTCCATTACATACCACGTATTGGTATTGCCATCTTTGAAACTTGCACCCTTTAAGGCACTTCCAAAGGTTTCTATGTAATTAGCATCGTGTATGGAAGCCTTTGCCTTAACTACTGCAAATTCAGGCTTACAACTAATAACTTCATATTCAATACTAATATCAAAACCTGCTTGAAGTTTATCTACACCACTCCTTGTGATGATTGTGTAATGCTGATGTTGAAATACATCTTCTGCTACCAAGCCATTATCCTTAAATAACTTGTTCATTGTTTCTTTTCTTGTCATTAGATAAATAAAATTAAAATTGGTAAAAATACTATTATCACTCCTGCGATAAGTTCTAGTGCCGTGTCTTCTCTTTCCATTATTTGTATAGTTTTATGATACCATAGACACTATCTAACTGCTCAATAGCAAATTGATACTTCTCTATACAACTCTGACAATAATTAACCATATGGTCGATACCATCATTCTTAAATTTAACGATTTCATTTTCTTGCATATCAATCAATTCTTCGAGTCCTGATTTTCTGCTTTCTATGGTGTACATCACATCTCCTAGTTTGACACTTTCTACCATTTTTTCTTTTTCCATAAACTGCTCTCGCAATTCCATAAAATACTTTTTGCTTAATCCCATAATTTCTATTTTTTATATAATTTTTTAACCATTGAGCAATTACTACCAATACCAACCTGCTCGTAATGTCGGTATCTATTAATCCCTATCATAACTAGATTAGGATATTCTTTCTCGAAAATTATCATTGCGTGATTAACATCATCTGCTTCTATAACTTTGATAATATCGTCGTGTCTATTAAGATGCTTCAAGTCCATCTTAACACCATTCTTATCTCTTTCTGAATAATAACAATTGTAAATCATAATTTCCTATTTTTTTATAAATCTATGTAATTGATTTCTTACCACCAAAAGCCCGAGCCGTTAAGCTCGAGCCGTTGAGGTTGGTTAATTTTATAAATCGTAAGTTCTAATTCTCATATCATAAGGACTACAAACCTTTTGAATTTTTTCTAATAAATCATTTCCGTTAGAATTGGTACTTGTAGAATAAAACATCCAACCATAATAAAAATCTTTTTCCATACCTAATTTTTTAGCTTCTCTCCAACCCATACTAGATGGTTTCATAATACCTATCCAAAGAGCATCTAAATAAGTTCCTTTGTGGTTTTCAACTATTTTATCTAATTCTAATTTTAAATCTTCCATTTTCCTATTTTTTAATAATTAATATACCACGAATATATAGACATCATATCAGTCTAACAAGAAAAAGTATAATAACTTTCGTGTAACTTTATTGAAAAATATGTAACTCCTTATGTTATAGGCAGTTACAGATGAAACTTTTTTTAATAACTTTATAGTTCCATAGGAACGACAATAGGAATAGTGCCGTTTTCTAATACTACACCACAAGATATGATGTATTTTTTTGTGAAGTTCTTTGCGTATGCCATAGCATAGGTCCTATCATCTACTCCACAACCAACCTGCATAGCAAATAATTTTTTGTCTTTATTACAATACCAATCTGTATATGCCTCTGTATGAATGTGTCCTTGTACAACACTTGTTTGCCATTCTAATACTCTTTTTGTAGCACCTTTTCCTGATGAGCCTGTTCCGTGTACATATTTAACACCATCTATTGTATGTTCTTGTGCAAACTCCCAACCATAAGTACCTAATACCTCGTCATAGTCTTTTATCCATCTATTTGAAATACCACTACTAAAAGCTTTTCTACATATAATAGCATCGTGGTTTCCTATACATACTTTAGCTTTTGGAAATGCTTTGTAAAATGGTTGAATTTGAGCAATGGCTCTATCTAATTCTTCTCCTGCACCAAAACCATCAGGGTCTTGTTCGTGAAAACTAGAATAATGGTTATCAATAATATCTCCAATCAGTACAACTGTATTACAATTATACTTTTGATATGTATTTATACAATGTTCGAGGTAACCCTCTCTTGTAAATGGAGAATGTAAATCACCAATCACTAATACATTTCTAAAATCTTCCTTTCTTAAATCGTGAATGATTTTTTCTTCGTTTGGTCGCAACCTGTATCTATTGTTTGCCATTTTTTATCTTTTCTAATCCTCTACTTCCAAAGTATGCACCTATTACTGTGATTAAGACTATTTGCAGTAGGTCTACCCACTTATCTTCCACAAGGAATACTATTGTGCCACTATCAATAAAAATCATTAGTACGGTGCTAAAAACAAGAAAAGCCAAAACCATTGGTCTAATGTTCTTTGACAACCAAGAATCACTTTGCATATCAGCTTCCCACCTTTTGGTAACTTCTTGCTCAATGATACTACGATTTGCATTGATAATTTTTTCTAATTCGTTTTTAAGAATTAATTTTTCTTCTTGCGAAGTTACAACTTCATCTATGATTTTGGAACTATCGCCTAAAAGTTTTGAAAAGATGCTTGTTAATAAAGCCATATTGAATGTGGTTTGTTTCTGTCAGTATCTACGTGGATAAATGTATCTGCTATCCCAATTCTTCTGAAACCTACTTTGATTAAAGCGTGTACCATTGTTAATCTATCTTGTCCATTTGCACAATGAATATCTGCTGCACAGAATTTCATATGGCTGCTATTAGGATTACCTCCAATAGACTTATTGTGTTCAGGTGTTCTGTATCCTGAATTTATATAAAAAGGAATCTTTGCTATATGTCTAGCATCATCCAACATTTCAAGAAATTTAACTTCCATTAATTCTCCTGTTCCTTTTTTAGTTGGGCAATCAAATTCGTGATGTTTAAAGTATATCATTTTCTTTTGTTTCTATAATAAATAAACCTATCAATAGTATATATAATTGAAACTATCAATAAAGCTATTTGTAAAGTTTGATGTAATGTTGTAAAGCTAATTGAAAATGATACACTATTCAGCCCTAGTACATCTGCGTTTTCCTTTATTATTTCTTTCATCTTTATTATCTATGTACCTTTTTAGCTTAATTTCGTTTTTCTTTTTTGGTTTATATTGAGCCATCTAGAAAGTCTCTTAAAGTTATTTGTGTATCATCTAATCTTCTTTTGCCTAAATTCATTCCGTTATTGTAATTGTTTCTACTTGGTCTTAAATCAGCACCTGTATTAGTATTGTATTCAGGAAATAGATTGTTATTCTCACATAAGTAATCAATTAACCTTTCTGTGTACCATTCAGCAGTATTCATAACTGTATTCCTTAGGTAATTTAATTCTTCAAGAGGTGCAGTCGTTGAATTTTCACTTGTTTGTCTAACAATATCTTTATTCATTATTTTGTAACCCAAAAAAGGAATTGCTTCATACAAAGTCCAATGCACCAAAGCATCTTGTATGTAGGTATTTATTAAGGTTTCATAGTTACCTGTTAAAGTGCCACCTGTAATATCAGATTGTAATTTTTCATACAATTTACTACCTAACTTTGTCCAAATATGTAAATCTTGTGCGACTTTCATATATGGTCTTAACAACTCTACATCAACATTTCCGTTGATAGTTGTACTTCTTTTTAATTTATCTTCTGATATGAATAGTACTGCCATTGTTATCTAGGGTTTACATAACCACGATTAGGCATATCAATTGGTGCTTGATATATCTTTTGGTCATTTTCCTCAGGTTTGAAACCTCTGCTTCTTGCCTTTGTTTTGTTAATTATTTCGTCTGTGTTGTAATTAGGTTTGTTACCAAACTTTGTTACATATATTTTTCTAACCCACTTATGATAACAATTAGGTCCTCCTTTGTAAAGCCAAATATTGTAAATATCAGAGCCGTTTTCTCCAAAACCTTTGTTAGCAGGTATGCTTGAAAGACTATGAGCCTGTCCAATTATATCTTCCTTTCTATATATCTTGTTTGCTTGTACCATTTGGGTACAGAATTTTCTTTCAGAAGAATGTTTTTTAGTTTTACCTGTATATTGGTAACGAACTCTGTAAAGATTAAATTCATCGTCAAAACCATCTTGTTTGCTACCTCGTTTTCTAGGACTTCCTGTTCTTACTAAATTTAATTTTTTTGATAATTCATTAAGGTTGTGTTCAAAGTCAAAATCTTGGTGTTCATCTTCCATATTCACTTCTTCCTCACTTAACAACTCCCAATTTTTTAAATCTTCATCCTCGCCATATTTTTCAATAAAATTATTCAGAACCTTATGTCTAGCAAACTTTCTAGCTTCTTCCTCTAACACTTGTTGCTTTGGTGCATATCCAAGTTCCTCTCTTATTTCATCTTCTGTTAATACATCAGCCAATATATCAGCATCAAACATACTATTCAAAGGACTTAAATCTTTAATAGATATATTACACACCATATTGTTAGTCGTACATAGCATTTTAAGGCTCTTTAAGAGCATATCTTGATAAGGTTGGACAACTGTATTAGAATATAACTCATAGGCTTCTAATATCTCCGTTCTCCCACCTAATTGTCCTTCCGTTTTTACTCCCAATAATTGAGGACTAGTAACTCGGTGTCCAATCATTATGTTTTGAATACATAATTCGTTTAAAACTGTATATTGTTTGTCGGCATCTGACAATTGGATAGGTTGTAAATCAGGTTTTGAATTAGCATCATCACTAAAAGTAAGAACAAACTTACCTGCATTTCCTGCACCACTAAACTTCCTTGATATTTGTTGCTCAATAGCAAATCTTTCTTCTTCCGTTGGTACTCCATTGTTGAAGTTTATCCAAAAACTAGGGCTAAAACCATTTTGGATATTTGCCAAATGAAAATTGGAGGTAAGATTATCGGTAAGAATCCAGTTAGTAGATGCCACATAATCAGGAGTATGGTATATGTCCATTCCTGCACTATACAACCCATTGAAATAAATAGCATTAGGACTTGTTCTGTCGTTACTATCAAAAGCAGGTATTCTGTGAGGTGCATATTGTTTCTTTCTAATTTGTGTCCAATCATTAGATAGGTAGTATTCTTCTACAATACCCATTGCATTAGGTTTACCACTTCTTAATTTCTCAACAGGTATATGATGTACCTGAACAATCTTTGTTCTATCCACATTCCAAATAACATTCCAAGCATAAGAGCCGTGTAGTTTTAAATCAAAAGCAGTTTTTCTTAATAATTCTTCTACACTACCACCTTTGCCATTAATGTTAGCAAAGAATTGTTTCAACTCTACATTTGATTGTAAATTTCCATTTTCTTCTATTACAACTTCTTTACCTGCTATCATTTCAGATGTTGCGTTTACTATTGCAGAATGTGTTGCAGATGAATTGTATAACTCAATTAGGAATTGAGGGTACTGATTTCTGTATTCTCCCTCTCCAAACTCTACCCAATCAGTTCTGTCAGATTCAACGATTTTTGGTGCAGTCTGTTGTTCTAGATAAACTTGTGATAATCTATTTTTCATTATGCTTGAATGTAAATTGTGTTAGTTGTTGGATTAGAGTGTTCTGTATAATTAACCTCATTTCCAAACTTGTGTGCCGTTGTAAACGTGCCATTAGGATAAACAATAGCTTTTCCTTTTTGTAATATTCTTTGTGTATCTGCATCTTCTACCCTCCAAGTATAACTTCCTGTCGGTTCAAAGTGTACAATACCATTTGCTAAATCTTCATCAGCAGAAGCAAATGTAAGTTTAAAAGTCAGAATATCAAATCTAATTCCTTGAACATAAGATATTGGAGTAATGCTTTTTTCAACTTTAGATAAATCATTGCTTAAAATTATCTTAAAAGTATCTTCACCACTTCTTAATACCTCTGTAAGTGTACATCTTAAAGATTGTAATTCATCTACACCAACTAATGCTTGTTCAAAGTATTGCATATCCGTTTATAGTAAATATAAAAAAAAGCTATTTATTACAATAACAAAAAAAAAGAGGTACAATTAAGTACCCCCTTTCAAATCAAATTATGAATTTATGTTAAGAATTTACCAATGTAACAGTAAATGCTGCATTGTCAAATGGTACAGTAGTATAATCAGCAACAAATACCATAGGTTCAGGCTCTTGTCCTGAAAATGTATAATCGTATCCGTTCATATCTCCTGCTGCCACCCCTGATGCTTCAGTACCTGCTAACAAGTCTAAACCATTCTCTAAACCAACTGCTACAATTACATTGTGTCCGTTAGCATATTTTTGTTGCAACTCACAGAATACTAGACATCTGTTTTGAGTAAGTAATTTTAATTCATTTCTATCAGCTACTGTTAAAGCGTGT